GATGACGGTGACGCTCGCGCACCCCCACCTCTACGACGTGCACACGAAGATGGCTGAGGAGTCGTTGGTAGCCATCCCGACCTACAGCAATGTGCCGCTGATGGGGTTCGCCACCCTGGGCGACGTCACGGATGACCCCGACGGGTTCGTCGCGTCGTACAGGGAGCGCGCCAGCAAGGCCGAGTGGCCGACATTCAAGTGCAACCCGGAGCTCGTGCTGTGAGGAAGGACCGGCAGATGCCCGTCATCGCCAAGCTCGGGAAGTGGGACGAGAGGTTCATGTACATGGCCTGCGGTGTGGCGGACTGGTCGAAGGATCCGAAGGTCAAAGTCGGCGCAGTGGTCGTCTCCCCCGACAAGCGTCAGTTCAGCGTGGGGTACAACGGCTTCCCAGTCGGTGTGGACGACAGCGACGCCAGGCTGAATGGGCCGCTGCGCGTGGACCTGACGGTGCACGCCGAGCTCAACGCCATCCTGAACTCAGGCAAGGACCTCACCGGGTGGACGCTGTACGCGACGCGGCAGCCGTGCCTCGAGTGCGCAAAGGCCATCATACAGGCGCGCATCGCGCGCGTCGTGTCGCCACCCATCGACCGAGTGTCCTCGTGGAAGGACAGCTGCGACTGGGGAGGCCAGATCATGCGCGAGGCGGGGGTAAACACGGACTACTTCACACAGACGGAGGTATCATCCCTATGAAGCTCATCATGGCGGTCAGCAAGGACGGGTACATCGCCAAGGAGGACAGCGACGACATGTCCTGGACGGGGTTCGACGACAAGCTCGTCTTCCGCCTCATGACCATGGTCGGGGGCAAGCCGCTCGGCGCGGGCCGCAAGACCTACGAGACGATGCCGGCGCTCAAGGCCAGGACGCTCGTGTCGCTGTCCAACGACCCGAGGCGCGGGTGCACGCTCGACGCGTTCGACGCGCAGTACCCCGACGCGTGGCTCATCGGCGGACAGGACGTGGCGCTGCAGGCGATCGCCGAGGAACGGGTCACCGAGTTCTTCCTGTGCCACTCGCCCAACGCCATCTTCCGCGGCGTGAAGGCCGACCACCGCGTCCTCAACTGGGGCACCGTGGTCACCGAGATCCGAGTCGGCCACACGCGCGTCGAGGTGCGCCGGTGAGCCTGGAGTCTTCCCTCTGGGGTTGGCTGTACAGGGTGTGGAAGGACGTCAAGGGACTCCACTTCACGCGCATAGAGAACTCCGCGTCGTCCGGCACGCCGGACGTGGAGGGGTGCACCGGCGGTCTGCAGTTCTGGATAGAGCTCAAGATCGCCAAGAGGCCGAAGCACAGACACGACATCATCAAATTAGACCACTTCCGCGTCAAGCAGGTGGTGTGGCTCCACAACAGGTGGCTGGTCGACGGGAGGGCCTGGGTACTGGTGAGGGTCGAGGGCAACGGCCCCCGGGTCCACTATCTCCTGAGCGGCGGCATGGCCCGCGCGCTGTACGAAGGGATGACCGAGGACGCCATGGACGAAGTGTCCTGGATCGACGCACACGCATCGCCCATGGATGTGTTGCGCCGGGCGAGCGTCTGGTAACTTTTCGTTAGCTATAAAGTCCAAGTATACTTGAAAATAGTGCTTTACTTCCAAGCTTGGACATGGCACAATATTCTTAATCGATCGGGATCATCCGGTCGATGAAACCTAGGAGAAAACCATGGAAAAATCGAAAACCACCTATTGGGCTGTTTATCAGCAGAAGGACATCTTGTTCTCAGGTACGTTCACGCAATGCTGGAACTATCTGACGATGGAGTTCGGACACATGACGATGGCTGAAGTCGTCATGGTGGGCGTCAAGATCGCCCGCAAGGCTTAACCCTAAGGGGAGCCTACGGGCTCCCCACTTTTCCACACGCTAAGGAGACTGACCATGAAGAAAGATCCATTATTCTCAGAAGAAAATGTTGAACTCGTCGCGAACGAGTTCTTGAAGATTCTCACACGTTGGTTCGCGCACGACGGCAAGAAGCTCTCAGCAGACAGAGTCAAGAACGCGAATGACTACTACGACGCCAACATGGCTATGTTAGAGGCGGCTGAGAAATGCGACGCCACAGCGAACATAGAAGACGAAAAATTCTACTACTTTATGAATCGTGCGTGGAGCAGAGCCATCGAAATTCAAACCAAGAAATGAGGAGACTGACCATGACTAAGACAGAACGCTACGTGCGTAAACAAATAAAGACTTTGGAGAAGGACATCGTGTTCGACGGACAGGTGTACAGTCGCGGCATGCTCGCCGCATTCCAACTTGTTCTACAAAGAATCGAGGATGAGAAGATAGACGAGTTCTTGGACGAGGTACCATTATGAAGACGCTCATACCCTTCCTGTCCGTGGTGCTAGTGGTGTGCCTTGGCGCGTACAGCCAAGGCTACCGCGTCTTGAACCTCAACCAGTTCGACTTCCTCACGCAACTCGAACTCGTAGGTGCCTTGAGCAAGGAGGTACACCATGACGGTGCGCGTGCTGAGTAAACCCGTGTTTCAGATGGTGCTGAGAGAGCTGCGGAAGACCGGTCACAAGGTCACGAAGCTTAGCGCCGGCTACGTAGTTCACGACGGACAAGGCGTGCAGAAGCTCAAGGCTATGCAGGGCACCCGCGGGTACCTTGTCCGCTACGACAATTAACTCAATCAAAAAAAGGAGACCGACCATGTCAGCCCAAATCATAGATTTCCCAGTTAAAAATAGGGTGGAGAAGAACTCCGTCCAACAGACCGGTCAAGCTATGTTGGACGCCTTCGAGCGCCACGACACGTACGCCGTAGCGCTCGCCATTGTCACCTCCGCATGCGGGTGCGACGAGTGCGAGTACGTCCGGGAGCTGATGGCCACAGACCAAGACGAGGCCATAAAGTACCTCGAACGCAAATACTACGTCCAACCCTCTGTCTAACCAACCACAGGAGACTGACAATGACGACCAACTACAAACACCGCATCGACAGCATCGCCAAACAGATCGGCGTGCTCTTCAACGACATGATGGACGAGCCGATGGGCGGCTCGGACCTGCAGAACACGCAGCAGTTCATCCGCAACCTCGACGACGTCGTGTACGGCGTCGAGGACGCGCTGGCCGAGTTCCGACATCAGCTGCTCATCGAGAACGGGGAGGTCGCCCAGTTCGAGCGCCTCAACAGACCGCTCCGCGCGCCGAGCTACGAGTCGGTGGCCAAGATCATGTCGGAGGACCGCGGGTGAGGTCGGTCGCGCCGCCGAGGGGGAGACTCTTCCAGGAGGACCTCCTCCGCCGACCCTTCTGGATGCTGGTCGCGTGTTCGCTCGTCAACAGGACGACGTGGGAGGTCGCCGAGCCGGCGTTCCTGTCCATCCGCAGGAGGTACCCGACGCCGGGGCACCTCGCGCGGGCGAGGGCTTACGACATCGGCAGGACGCTCCGACCGCTGGGACTGTGGCGTCAGCGCGGACGCAGGCTGCCCGAGTTGGCTAAGGCCTGGCTCGCCCGGAGGCCCGAGACGTCTGCCGACGTGGAGTCCCTCCCCGGATGCGGGCGTTACGCGGCCGATTCGTGGGCCATATTCGTAGAAGGTAGACGCGACGTCGAGCCTGACGACGGGAAATTAAACTGGTACGTAGAGACCAGGATCAAGAACATTGAATGCAGCAAAAACACTTGAAACCTACAGGAGAGACTGACCATGCCACAGACTGCCAAGAAGGCGAGACTCACCCACAAACTGAAACCCCACACCAAGAAGAACCTGCCGACGGTCGCCGTCGCCGTCGCCGTCGCCCAGCCGCACGTCATGGCCGAGGTGCGCATGGTGATCGAGACCAAGAAGGACGCGCTCGCCGAGATCGCCGACATGCCCGAACTGTCGGACGTGTCTAGCGTGAAGACTGTCGCGTGCCAGCTGCTCGTCGCCGTGCACTTCCCGGGCAAGACGAAGGACGACTGGAAGATCGGCTTCTCTTTCAACTCCATACTCATGCGCATCGGCCAGCTCTTCCCGGATGCCAAGACCTCTGAGAAGTGCCTGCGGTGGTACCTGATGCGGATCCGGCAGGAGGACAAGGGCTTCGCCGGGTACGTCATGCTGACCCGTTTCCAGCGCCCTAAGTCGAAGACGTCTGCGACGCTCAACAGGTTGACGTAAAGAAAAAGGGCCCCTCGGACTCGCGTCCGAGGGGCCAGTGCAACCAGGGAGACTGGTATCTCTATTGCTGCCAGGGCAGGTTGCCCTTGTCGGCCAGCTTCTCCGTCGTACGGAGCACGCCTAAACCCAACATACCCATCAGCGTAGTCGTCAACGTGCTCGTGTCGAAGTCGGGCAGTTTGACTTCGTGGCCTGTGTTCGCCAACGCGAAGGCGAGGACGGGCTGCAGGATGAGGTGGTACACGAACGCCGCGCCGCACGCCCACCCGATGAACGGCCGCCACCCGGAGACGAAGAGCGAGTTGCTGGCCGCTTCGACTTGGTTGATGGCCAGCTGCCCCGCCGCGAGTTGCGAGTCCAGCGCCTCGGCCTTCAGCATGAACTCCTGCGCGTCCTTCTCGGCCTGGGCCTTGTCGGGCCCGGCCACCCGGTCGATGATGTCCTTGGCTAGGCTCGCGATGTCACCTAGGCCTGGGCCCCCGGTGACTAGGTCTGCTACGACCCCCACGCTACAGCTTCTTGATCTCGTCCTCGACCTTCATGTCGAGGGCCTTGTACTTCGAGACGATGAGCGTGAGGAACTCGTGCAGGTGCGAGTCGACGTCCGCGCCGACGGTAGAGAGCTTCTTGACCTCGTCGGCGATCTTCAGGCCGACAGCATCGAACTTCTGCGCTGTCCAGGCTAGGAGTTCGTGCAGGTGTGACTTCTGTTCGTTCTCGAGTTGCTTCTTCTGACGCTCGACGAGCAGATCGGCCGCGTCGGTGGTGTTGACCACGATCGTCTTGACGTCTGCTGTCACTTCGGTCACCGCGACCTTCGTATCTGCAGCCGTGCTCGCCACGGTGGCTGACGCCGCGGCCACAGATGCCTTGACTGCGTTCTCTGCGTTCTTCACTGGTTTAGGGTCGGCCATTGTATAGCTCCTTGTTGATAGTTGATGTCGTCTCAGGACCCCTGAGTGGGGCTAGGCGTAGGGCTAGGTGTCGCTTGCAGCGTAGCAATCTGGCTCTGCCAGTTGGTGATTTGCAGGCCCAGAGTGGTATTCTGGCGGGCTGCATTGGCCGTGTTTGTTGCTTGCTGTGCCTCGGCAGCAGCGACATTAGCGTTCAGTACGTCGATCTGTGTAGTCATAAGAGTCTCCTTTAAAAACCTTCGATGATTAAAAAACCCGTGCTGGTAGTTCCAGTCACGGTGACAGCAGTGGTAGAAAGGCTCGTAATAAGTGTTGCAGTGAGTTCATTGGTATTCAAAATAGCGGGCGTGTGTGAGAATGCGGTAGGAAATGTGTATGATGCTGTCCCTAGCAAAGCGGCGCAATAGATAATCACCTTTTTATAACTGCTGCCCTGCTCCGGTTGCGAAAACACTGCCGAGCCGGAAGTAGAGCCGCTCACGGTTGTTTGGACTGCCGTATTGTTGACGATAGGTGTCGAAAGTGATTGCCCCGCCGTGATACCTGTCGATTGGCTTATACTAAGCGTCACGGCAGAATACGCACTCCCGGGATCGCCAAGAAGAATATCACCAGCATTATCCGTACTCAAATAGATGTTGCCATTTGTGTCGGAGAATGCGCTCCCCTGAATATTGGCCTCTGATACCAGGCCATCTTCAAATGTAGGTGAACCACCACTCATAATAAAGGAGCCTGTGATATACCCAAGGCCATTATTAAATATCAATGTTTCTGTACTTACACTTGTACTAAAAAATGCTGTTCCATTCGGTGTGATATTCCAAATATTCCCGTTGCCATCCCCCTGAGAATTTCCGGCATCGTACATAAATGTATTCGAGGAATCGCCGTTAATATTTCCGCCATCAAAATCCATCAGGTAGGAGTCATTGTTGTAGAACCGCCCGGTGTTAATCCCTATGCCGTAGAAAGCCCCTACAGCACCCCACTGCACGAACTCACCGTTTGAAAATCCGGCAGCATATTGAAGCAAGCTATCATCGCCGTTTACATCATACACATAAGTGGTGTATCTACGCTGCTCCCCACTCGCGTCACGATTACAATAATTAATCTCTCCGTATCGCTGGCCATATCCCCCATACATAGTAAAGGAGCACCAATTCTCCCCAAAGTTTTCATCGAGTGCGCCAATGCCGAACAGAACATCGTCTGTCGAATCGTAAGCAGCGATTAGTGGCTGGTTATAGCCGTCTGCAATAGCGGAAAAGCCTTGTACGATTAAGGCAGTCGTTGCCGATGTGCCCGTGCTGATTGTTGTCGTATTGGTAAAAAGATTCTGTCCGGTGAAAGTTTGGTCAGCATTTAATAGCGCAAGATTGCTAGATGCAATGCCGCTGTCCTGCACGAGCTTGCCCCCGGTGCCGCTGAAGGACGCGATGTGCCCGGAGACCGCCGAGCTGGGGCCGGCCACGAACGAGGCTGCGTTGCCGTTCAACTTGCCGATGGCCACGACGACACTGTCCGTGGCCGCGATGACGCCGGCGGAGGACGCGTAACCGGTGAGGGGCGCGGATATGGCCCGGGAGTTCGTGAAGTAGAGGTTCGTGTTCTCCGTCACCTGCGCGGTGGTGTAGTCCCCGGCCGTCGCGACTATCGCCCCGTTGCGGCCGAAGACTGACGTCACACCCGCGGGAGTCGGTGTCTGCCACGACACGGCGTAGTCCGCGTTGCTGCTCTTCGTGGCGACCTGGCCCGTGGTGCCGCCGACGGGCAGACCCCGGCCGGACGCGCCCTGTGGACCGACACCCGCCAGGTTGACCACCATGGAGACCGGGGACAACGTCACCTTGATAGCGTTGTTCACCACGACAACGGCGGTGGGCTGGGAGACGATGGTGACGTTTGTCATGGGACCGGACTCACGTTTGCGGTTACAGAGAAATTACCCGAGAAGATGGGCGTCTCGACGCCCGCGCCGCTGACGATCCACACGTCGTAGGGATAGGAGCCGGGCGGCATCGATGCGGTCACTGCGCTCGCTATGTTGAGCACGCACTGCCCGGTGGTCGGACTCGGGACGGTGATCCCCCCGTTCATGGTGTTGAGTGTGAGCGGGTCGGCGCCGACGTTGATCTGACACTTGAGCGAGTAGCCCGTGAGGTCCATCGCTGCGCCGCTCGCCTGAGAGAGGGCGAAGGAGAGAGCGACGGTCTCACCCGCGATGATCCCGATCGATGTCTGGTTGTTGATGGATGTGACGTTCATGCGATCCCCCTGTAGAACTCGTGTCTGCCTATGACCTTGCAGGGCGTCTGGCCCTCAGCCCAGTCCGCGTGCGTGCCCACCACCTTGTAGAACGTGGCGCCGTCGGTCAGGTCCGCTAGATCGCCCGCGACGGCCTGCGCCGCGATGTCGAGGCACTGCGCGAAGATCGGGTCCGACGCGTCGACTGACTCGAGCAGCGCCCTGTTCGGGTCGTTCTCGTTGTGACAGGAGAACTGCCACGGGGCGAGGCAGCAGGCGACGACGTCCCCGTGCCCGAAGTGCGGGTGGTCCGGCAGCGCGATGCGGTTCATCACCACGTTGGCTATGGCGGTCAGGCCGTCGACGCCCTGGTTGCGTGCCTCGCCGAACATCGTGCGGCCGAGCGTGTCCTGCGGGTCTGTTGTGTCCATGTTCAGTCTCCCCTCGATGTCTTGGTGATGATGCCGACGATGCTGCTGAGCTGGGCGGACAGGCCGCCCATCTGCGTGTTGAGGCTGCCGAACTGGAGGTTCATCTCGCTGCGCACGCTGGCGAGGTTGCCCTTGAGTTCGTTCACATCGTCCTTGAGCGCGAACTTTCTGTCCGCATCCTTGAAGTCCTCCCTATGCTCGTCGTACTGCTTCGTCAGCAACCCTTCCACTTTCTCGACCTCCCCGTTGATGTGTTCGTAGATGGCCCCCACCGCCCGGAGGATGTAGGCCCACATGACGCCCATGAGCACCATGAAGAACGTGCCGCCGAGGCCGATCACCCAAGTCAGTACTGTAATGTCAGACATCTCAATCCTTTCCGTCATATCCTTAGTTGCGTTGCTGCCGTCGGCCAGAGTGGACCCCGTCAGAGTGTTAGTGCGTACAGGGTGCATCCGATGATCGCTCCGTCGGTGAACTCAGAGAACTCCACCGCGTGGGCCTTGTTGATGAAACCGTAGACGTAGTAGGGCAGCCCCATGAGGACGAACACGCCCGCGTAGACCGCCCGGTCGAGGTGTCCGAGGATGAGCGCGTCGCCCACGACTACCGGCACGAACAGCGCCTGTCGCGCGGTCATGCACGCGAGGCCGTACAGCCTCGAGTGGTCGGGGTCGTTGCCGATCTCCTCCGACCAGTACTTGTCCCATGCCGGCGTGCACCAGAGCATCAGCGAGATGTACGTCCAGCAGAACAGTTCGAAGGCGACGTGCCAGTCCGGCAGCTCCAGCGCACCTACGCACAGCGCCATGAGCCCCATGCTGACCAGCCTCCCCGCCTCGGTGGAGTCGGTCTCCTCGTAGAGCCTGCTGCCGCGCGCGCGGTTGAAGAGCATGCACGCGGCCGCGACGAGCAGGCCGGTGATGATCTGCGTCGTGTCCAACGTGAACATGGTTCGCCTCACTCTAGAGTTTGTTCGGGGGTATCGACCGACTGTCCGATCTGTACCCAGTAATTGACCTGCTGCACCGTGAGGCCTTCCGGCGGGGTGTAGCGCCACTTGTTGGCCTCCCGGTATTCTCTCTCCCACAATTGGAAATTGAGGTGGTAGGTTTGGATCGCCTCGCCGTAACTCTTGAGATTAGCGAAGTGGGCGGACAGGTCTGCGAAGTAGATCTGGATTTCATCCGGTGTGGATTCCGCTGTCGGCCTCCTGGGCGCTACGGGTTCCACCGGCACAGGGATAGGGTCAGGCAGCGGCGGCAGATCGTCCTGGTCGCGCAGTTCGATAAAGTTCTTGACAATGTTGTTAGAGTCGACGAGTGCTGTACGCATGATATTTTCTCCTATAGAACCCATTCAATTACGCAAACACCATTCGCGCCTGCGCCGCCAGCAGAGCCAGTGCTAGAAGATCCGCCACCACCAGAACCATAGGCTTGACCGGCGACACCATTACCCGTTGTTGCAACGCCACCGCCACCGCCGCCCCAAAATGAACTGCCGCCGATGCCAGAGAATTGCGCGCCACCTTGGTTAGCATTCGCACCGCCACCGCCACCCAATATGGATAACGTAGCATTCGTACAAGCGCCGCCGCCAGCACCGCCCACCTGACTAAGACCAGCGGTTCCAGCACCACCACCAGGTGCGGTGACCGTCGTTGCACCAAAAACCGCAATGCTGCTTCCGCCCGCTGAACCTGCACCTGACGTGCCACCCGCGCCTGCACCGCCGATCGTGATTGAGTAGTTCGTACTGGGCGACAGACCTGTCGCGATGTAGACCGCCGTGGACGCGGCGCCACCGCCCGGCGCTGCATTACCGCCACTTTGTCCACCGCCGCCGCCGCCGCCGCCCGTGATCGTGATCTTGAACTGCGTCGACGAAGTGGTGGCCGAGGGTGTCGTGAAGTTGCCGCTACTGGTGATGTTGGTGTAGTGCAGCTGACCGACCGCATTCGCCCACTGCGGGTTAGCGCTCGAACCCTGAGTCTGCAGGAACTGACCAGATGTGCCAGGGGCCAGCACGTTCCACGCGCTCGCCCCGCGGTAGAGGACGTTCCCCTGCGTAGAGCCGATGCACGCGTCTATGATTGCCGTCAATGTGTCTGCGGAGGGGGACGCCGTGCCTCCGCTGATGTTCGCGAGGACCGTGTTGTTCGACTGCGTGGCGAGTGCGCCAAGTGGGAGTTCACCCGCGGTCACACCCCAGAAGTTGCGCTCGTCCACGACCATAGCGTTGGTGATCGCCGTCGTCGTCGAGAGGAGGGGGGAGGCGACGGTGCCGATCTGCGCGACCGGGAAGCACCCCGCGGTGATGGTCGGGGCGGAGGGGGTGCCCGTCGTCGGCGTGCCGGTGACGATCGAGAGGACGCCGGTGAGCGCGTTGATGACCGCGCGGTCGATGCGCTTGTTGCTGCCGGAGGGCGCAGTGATGGTGCCGGACACCTGGCTGGCCACCTCCGTCAACACCGGGCTGTTGGTGCTGTTCATGATCGAACCGGCGTCCAGCGTGATCGTCATGTTCGGCGTCACAGACTGGTGCGGCAGGAACTGGTCGACCACGCGCGCGGCGGCGACTGAGTTGGCGTCGATCTGCCCGGTGTACGCGGCCGCGTTGGTCGTCGTGTGGTTCGTCTGCGTGTAGCTCGCAGTCGGGTTGGTTCCGCTCATTTTTCTGTTCTCCTAGTTTCCTGTTGCTTGCCAGTTGATGCTGCCGCCGACGTCTGAGCCGGAGCTGTTCCACACGTGCGCGGTGAAGCCTGTGCTCGATATACCCGCCGCCGATGCAGTGAGTGCCGTGCCCGTCGTTATCGCGGTGCAGACCACGTTCGGGAGCGAGTGATACGGCGTCGCGAAGGTGACCGCCGTCCCGCCGGGGGCGATGACAGCAGGCCCCGAGCTGTTGTTCTCGATCTGCGGCGCGTCGTCGATGCTCGGCGTGAAGTCCGTGATGTAAGAGACGTTGCCGGCTGTGATCCCGCTATACGTCACCCTCGCATTGAGGTAGCGCATGGTGACGAAGCCGATGCTCCAGTTGATGTACGTGTTGGGGTCGGACCCGCCCGTCAACCACGTGTCGATAGACAACTGGAGGTTCGCCGCCGCGCCGGACTCGCCAGCCCCCAGCGTGCCGGCCATCGAAGAGTAGACGCGCAGGCTGTCGTTGTACCCCGTGTCGACTGTGGGCGCGGTGTAGTACGCCGTGGCGACGGGGTTCGCGACCATGGCGTCGAAGATCTGCCAGCCTGTCGTGTTAAGGGACGGTGGCGAGGCGCCGGTGATGAGGCCGCCGACGGGTTCCGTCCAACCGGTGCCTAGCACCAATGGCGTGGCGTTCTGTAGCGTCTCCGAGCCACTCGACGTGCCGACGTAGACGTTCCACCCGGTGGCGGGTTGGCTGCCGCCTGGAATCGACGGCGAGGCGACAGTCAGGAGGTTGAGCGCCAGCACAGCCAGCGAGGACTCTGAGCTGACGGTGGTCTCCCCCGTCGAGTCGACGTAGGTGATCTTGACATAGTACGTCGTGAGCCCCAGCGAACCGCCGGCCACGCTGCCGAGCGTCGGCGCGGAGGGCGCCGAGAGCGTGGTGTAGAACCCGGCATCCTGCTGGTCCAGCGGCACGAGGACGCCCGTCCAGTGGAGGTAGAGGTTGTAGAGCGTGCCCGGCCAGGTCGGTTCCTGGGCGACCTGCGACACCAGGCTGTTCGTGTTCGTGACCACGAGCTCGACCGAGCTGACGGGTCCCAACTGGTTGGCGATGTCGCGGCCGCGGATGTAGAAGATCCACGTGCCGGGGATGACGCTAGCATTGGTCATCTCGGTCGCGCGCGAGGCCTCTGTGAGGATTGTCGCCGTCCCGACTGCCCCGCCGACGGGGCCGTAGAGAATGTCGTAGAAGTTCAGCGCGTCGTCTGTCAAGTCGTCCCACACGAACACGACGGCGCCGCCGACCTGCGTGGCGCTGAAGTTCTGCACCGTACCCGGGAGGGGAGGCCCCTCGATCACGTGCTGGAACGGCTGCACCTCGGCCAGCGTCTGCGGGTTGCCGCCCCAGAGGTTGAACGAGAGCAGTTTGATGTAGAGCGTGAGCCCGATCTGCGCCTGGTCGTACGGGAAAGCGAGCTGAGACCCGTCGAGGCGTGCGAACTGCGACCCGGCCGGGTGGTCGGAGATCGTCGTGCCGTACATCCCACGTCGCAGGTAAGTGCCGAGGTTGTACTCGCTGCCCGTGACCAGGTTGGCAGTCTCGTACGCCACCAGCTCGTAGGAGGTCTCGGACGGGGGCGGCGCCGTGCCGCCGATCAGCCCGCCGGTCGGCTCCGTCCAGTTGGTGCCGATTGAGATCGGCGACGCGTTCTGCTTGGTCTCTGCACCGGTGCTGGTGCCCACGTAGACGTTCCAACCCGTCGCACCGGTCTGCGCGACGGGCGACGTCACCACTAGGCACGTGCTGGCCGGGAGCGAGAGGTTGTCCTCGGGCGACGGCGGCCCCTCCCCGCTCGAGAAGACGTAGGTCACCCTCGTGAAGTAGTCGGTCGCGGTCAGCGCGCCGCCCGCGATGCTGCCGAGCGTCGGGGCAGGGGGGTTGGGGTAGCCGCCCTCGAAGCACAGCGTGTGGCCGAGGTCGACGTCGTTGGTGCTCGTGGCGCTGTAGAGCTCGCCCGTCGTCGACAGGTTCACCTGGAGCGTGTCCGTCGTGTCCGGGTCGGAGCCGGACGGGAAGTCCGCGTTGTTCACGCCGATGCGCGAGCCGCCCTCGATCCTACCCATGAGGCGGTAGGTCTGGTTGTCCGTCGAGGTGTAGACGTCGCACCCGCCCCAGTTGGCGCCTCCGCCGGTCAGCAGCCAGATCTCGAGGCCGCTGTTGGAGGCGATCTGGACTGGCGCCTCGAAGACGATCGGGGCGATAGGCGCGCCCGGCGAGATGTTCGTGTTTGGGGTATACCCGGCCTTCACCTGCGTCCCGTAGATCGGTGAGGAGCCGGTGCCGGCCAGGTAGTCTTCCACGACGAGCGTGAGCGTGCTGTCCTGCTGGTTCTCCGTGATCTCCTTGATGCGTACCCAGGCCGCGCTCAGCCCGAGGTTGGGGTCCGTGATGGCGACGATGTCCATCGGGTCCAGCATGATGTAGTACCACTCGACGGTGAAGGTGTAGCTGTTGCGGACCAGTTGGCGTCCGAGCTGCATTTGCGCAGACGTGAGCGCCGGCGCGGCGCTGCAGAAGAAGTGCAGCGACTTCGAGTCCGCCGGGCGGAGGCCGTACTCGTTGATGGCCGCGTCATCCTTCGCCTCGACGATGGCGGGGTTGTATGAGTTCCCCCTGTCCAGGTACTCGACCTTGACGTCGTTGTACGCGTCGGACTGGCGCGTGCGTGTGCAGATGACTGGGTCGTCGCTGGTGAAGGACGAGGCGCCCGACCCGGATCCTTCGTTCTTGAGGAAGTCCGAGTCGGCGAGCGAGTAGATCGGCGCCGACGGCGCCGTGTATGTGTAGCCGTTCGCTGAGATCGTCGTGTCCCCGTACGGCTGCCACGTCAGCAGGCCCGACGACCAGACGAACTCGCCGTTGAGCCCGGCCGAGAAGTCCTTGAAGAAGTCCTGCGCCGCCTGTGCCTGCGCGAATGCGGGCGAGATGAAGAGGCCGTTGGCGAAGGTGAATTGCTGCAGCGAGGTCAGGCTGCCGATGTTGGCCGCTGGGAACCCGACGCCGTAGCGCGGGTTCGTGAGGAAGTCTGTGAGCGAAAGGGACGGGTCCGCGTCGACGACATCGATGATGCCGAGCAGCGCGCCGTTGTCCGCGGACGAGAACGTGTACTCGCCGTACGAGCCGTTCGCCACGCTGATGCTGAACTGCCCCTGCAGGGGTGCGCCGAGCACCTGGGCGAGCGGGTTGCCCCAGCACGTGAGCGTCGCGCCTCCCGACGCGGTCGCCGCCTGCGAGAGCGTGAGCGTGTCGGATCCGACTGAGATGATGACGGTGCCAGCGGGTATGCCCGCGGCGGTCACCAGCATGCCTGCCACCAGGTTCGCCGTGCTGCTGACGCCGGTGACGTTGACCGTCCCGTTGAGCGTGGCGGTCGGCTGGTAGATGTACGAGACGCCGGGGCCGATCGCGAGGTCGATGACCGTGACGTTCTTGCCCGCGTCAGCCACCGCGAACTGGTAGAGCCCGGCCACGCTGACCGAGTACTGACCGGTCGTCGGCCCGCTGCCGACGAGCGCGAACACGTTGCCGAGGCTGTCGACCACGCCCGCGCTCGCCGTGCCGACCGGGTTGGCGAGGTTGCCGAGCACGACGGGGAGGGCGGTGAGGGCCTGGTAGTTCTGCGCCTGGAACTGGTACGGCGTCGCGGGTATCACCGCGGCCTCGGTGAGCGAGGATGACAGGCCGAAGTAGGACGGGGTGAACGTGTACGGGCTCCCGACGGTGTAGGTCTCGGAGACGGCGCCGGAGATCGCGCCCCGGACCTCGAAGTTGAAGTTGGGCAGTTCAGGCTGGTTGCCGAGGTTGTAGTTCGCCGACGCGGCGTACGCCATGGACGAGTATCCGAGCGCCTGGCTCGGGTCCGCGCTCGAGAGGTACGACCACGCAGGCTGCCCCTGGTACCCGTCGAAGGCGGACACGCCCTGGCTGGCCAGCGCCTCGGGCGTCTTGTTGTCCCAGAGCTCTAGGATCGCGTCGACCGGGCCCTCGCAGATGCCGAGCATGAAGCTGGCGCTGTACGAGGCGCCGGACCCGCCGGCCTTCCCGCCGCCGCCCGCGATGCCACCCTTGCCGCCCTTGCCGCTGCCTGACCCCCCGTTGTAGCTGAAGTTGCCGTACCAGATCAGGTTGCCGGCGATGCGCTGCTGCCCGTGGACGAACGGCATGGCGACGCCCTGCACGGAACTCTGGATGCGCAGCGCCGTGGCGATCGGCGTCTTGCTGTTGACCTTGCTGCCCTTGCTCAGGATCGCCATGTCAGCCCCACCTGGAGAAGAACTTGACGGCGTAGCCGGAGAGGCGGCCGGTGTCGGCCCGCTCCTCCAGCACCATCTTGGCCTCGCGCGAGGCGTGCACGATGAGCGGCCACTGCGTGACGACGCCGCCGTGTGCGAAGACGCGGCCGACCTTGAACAGCGCGATGTCGCCGGGCCCCGGTCCCCGCACCTCGTGCGTGTGCCGCAGGACGGTCTCCATGTACCTCTCCACGCCGCGGTGGAGGAAGAAGTCTGGTGTGTACTCGGTGATGGGCATCTCGGGCGACAGCCCGCACCCGCGGAACACGAGGTAGACCAGCTGGGCGCAGTCGACGCCGCCGGCCTTGCCCTTGGCCCTGCCGCGGTGCGCGTACTTCGTGCCCACCCACGACTTCGCCTCTGCCACGACGGCCTGGCGCTGGAGTTCGTCCTCGAAGGTCATGTCGCCGCCTCCGGCACTGGGATGAACGGCTGTCCGCCGAAGTTCTGGGTGTTGCTGAAGACGGAGCAGGTGCCGAAGCTCTTGTCGCAGCCAGGGTACGCGGTGAACGCGTCCCCCGGGGCGACGGGGAACGGCATCGGCGCGATGAGGGTGAAGGTTCCTGGCGAGCCGGCGACCCACGACCTGACCCCGCGCGAGAAGCCCGCGTTCTGCCCGCTCGTGAAGACGATGCGCCCGAGCGCGTAGGTGCCGGACCCGCTGGGGGCCGCGACGGCCGAGGTGAGAATGTTGGAAGTCGTGCCCGCTGCCGCGGTGGCGGACTTCGCGAAGGACGACGCCTGGAGCGTGCACCCGCTGTCGAACAGCGTCCAGCGGCAGCCCGACTGGAAGAGGTTGCGCGGCATCGTCTGGTTGAGCAGCTCGAGGTGGCTGTTGATGTTGACGACGCAGTTGGTCCTGCCCATGTCCACCTCGGCCACGCGCCCGGTGAAGATGTTCACGACGCCGAGCGGGGAGATGGACATGGCGCCCTGCGGCATGCCGGACGACCTGTTGTCCCAGTATGCCCTGTCGATCTGCACCGTCGCGCCGTCGAGGACGCCCGCGCGGAGCGCCGCGAGCCAGAACACCCCGCCGATCGTGCTGCCGGCGTAGCTGTTGGCCGCGTTGGGGAGCCGCGGCATCGCCACCACCTGCCACGTGTCCACGTCCACCCCGACCTTCCAGTGGCCCGTCGCCTTGTTGTTGAGCTGGTCGAACTGCACGTCCTTGGACGTGTACGTGACCGGCGAGGCGTAGGGCACGAGGACGTCGACGTCCGCGGTCGTGTAGGTCAGCGGGTTGCCCGAGTTGAGCGTGCCGGCGAGGTTGAACGTGTAGAGGTCGCAGGCGAAGGCCGACTGCGGCTTGCTGTTCAGGAACGCGAGCAGCGCCCCGGCGCTCGTCTCGTACTTCGCGGTCTTCATATCACCTTCATCCCTTCCAGCTCGACCTTCTTGAGGTTCCAGAAGCGGAACAGGAAGTTCTCGAAGTCGAGGCTGTCCGCGCTGAAGCGGCAGGGCCAGTTGTAGTTGAAGGTCGCCGTGATGGCGTGTCCCGCGACGGGGGCGACGGTGAACTGGACACCGTACGTGAAGCCCCAGTTGGGGTCGGTGAGGTAGGTGAACGCGACGGTGGGGGTGCCCGCGTTGTAGACGGTGACCGACGCCTGCGTGACGTCCTGGATGGGTTCGACGAACCCGCCGAGGGCCCGCACGAAGATGAACTGCGTCTGGGTGCCGTTGCCGACGCCGAGCGACTGGTTCGCGACGGAGTTGTCGTCGGGGTCGTTGAAGTGGAAGGGGAGGGCCGTGCCGGCCACGCTGTTGAAGAAGCCGAGGAGGGTCTGCCAGTCGGTGTTCGAGCCGGCGCTGCCGAGGTAGCTGAAGCTGAGCGACCACTTGTAGAGGGGGTACGTGAACAGCTGGAGCACGGTCTTGACGCCGCTGATGGCCTGCTGCGGGATGCTCGACCACAGTGGCGAACGCTTGACCGGGTACTCGAGGCCACTGAGGGTCGGGAATGTGGGTATCGTCATGTCAGTACGCTCCCCTCACGCTCGGGTTGTTGACCATGTACGCCCCGATGTTCCTGGACAGCTGCCGCAGGGTCGAGGGGTTGTTGAGGGCCGCCATGACGCTCTTGCTGTCCATGGCGGTGATGTTGATGTTGGCCGACGCGCCGCCGGAACCGCCGGACGGCGAGTAGGGCGCGCCCTGGCCCGAGGCCGGTATGATCTGCTCGCCCTGGTGGACCATCGCGAGGCCCGTCTGCGGGACGTAGTTGGTGCCCACGTCGAAGGACGCGACGCCCGCCCCGAAGGCCTCGACCGCGACGAAGGCCGCCGCGGCGGCGGGCGGTGCAAGCAACCACCCGACGTAAGGGATCTCGGCGACGTCGGCGTACACCGCGGCCGCGGCCTTCGCCGCGCTGCCGCTGATGCTGGTCTTGTTCGCCGTGGCCTCCGCGGCGGCGCCGACGCTGGCCGACGTGACCGCAGAGGTCGTGACCGCCGTGTCGGCCGCTATGGCCGCCTGCACCTTGGCGAGCTGGGACTGCGCCCACTCCACGGTGCCCTTCACGACGACGTCGTCGATGAACTTCAGGATCAGGTTGTCGAACAGCTTGTACATGGCCTGCTGCCACGTCTGCGTGCCTTGGAGCACGCCGTTCACCATCCCGTCGACGCCCGACGTGATCGACTTGAAGAACGAGTCGTAGGGCTTCTCCTGCGCCGCCGCGCCCTGCGTGGCGATCTTGTTCAGGTCCTCCATGTGCTTCGCGTAGAGGATCTTGATCTGGTCGTAGACCTTCTGCTTCTGTGCGACGGTCTGGTCGTCGATGGCCAGCTCCTGCTGGAGCGCGGCGTAGTTGAGGTTGTACTCCTCGTTGGCGAACTGGGTCTCTGCGTCGAGCTCCTGTTGCTTGGAGATCTGGTGCGTGGCGACCTCCGCCTGGAGCGTGTCCTTCTGCGACTGCAGGCCGATCTTGTCCAGCGTCAGCTGGGTCTGGATCTGCTCGCGCTGCGCGTCCTCCGCGTCCTTGGCGGCCTTCGCCCCATCCGCAGCACTGCTATCTGGCGTCCCGACCCCTCCGACCTGCTGCGAGGCGTTCTTGGTGGGTCCGTACGTAGGCTGGGGGTTGTTGATCTGCTGGATGACCGCATTCGTCTTCTCGAGGTTCGCCTGCATCCTGTCCGTGGCTTCGGCGACGATCTCGTCAATCTGGTCCATCCCGTCTTTCCAGGCCTGCTTGCCTCCTGTGAAGTCGAACTTCACGAAGTGGGAGGCGGCATCCGCGGCGGCGCCGAACAGCGTGACCAGTTGGACTAACTCCGCGCCGATGAGCTCGCAGGTCTCCTCGGCGGCGAGCTTCAGGATCTCAAACGCGGTGGCGAGTCCGGCCACCATGTCATGGAAGATCCCTCCAGTCTTGACGTTCTCGTTCAGCTCCTCGAGGAAGTGCTGCATGCTCTCCGCGCCGTCGTCGATGGCGGGTTTCAAGATCTCCACGACAGAGATGCCAACACCCTCGAACGCCTTGCCCGTGATGGTGAGCTGCTGGTGGGTCTGCTCGAGCTGCTGCGCCTGGAACTCGGTGAGGAGCGCGCCGGTCTCCTCGAGCTTCTGGCCCATCTCGTCGAGCCCCGCGCTGCCGTCCTTGAGGGCAGCAGCCATCGTGACGATGCCCCGGCCGCCGACGATGCTGAGGTCGGCCGTGCGCTGTATGCTGGGACCGAGTCGCTCAAATCCATCATCTACGAGCTTGAGTATCTCATCAGGACTGGAGTTTCGAATCTGGTCGAGGCTGATGCCGAACCTGGTGAACGCGTCGTAGGCGGCGCCAGACCCACTGGAGGCGGTGAGCATGTTGCGCTCGAGCCTCGCCATCGTGGCGCCGACCCTGTCCGCGCTCCCGCCGGTGAGCTCCATCGCGAATCCGAGTTTCTGCGTGGTCTCCGCGCTGAGGCCGGTCATCGCCTCGGTGCGCTCGACCTGTTCGCCCAACTCAGTGATGTGGTTGATGAACTCGACCACCTTGTCGATGGCGAACGCCTCGACGATCATGTTGCCGAGTTCCTCGAACTGTGCGCCCGCGCCCTCCGCCGACTCGCCTACACTCTGGACCTGCTGCTTCGCCTGCTCCGACGCTGCGCCGAGCTCGGACGTGTCCCCGCCGAACCTGACATTGACTTGATCGTCGTCGGCCATCTCAGTCCTCTACATCTGGCAGCATCGCCCGCGGCGCGCCGGTGGTCTTGGATTCTTTAGGCTTGTACCCCACGTGACCCGCCATCAGCAGGTGGGTCGGCGGGTGCTTCGCCCAGTATCTGTTCAGCGCCTCGAGACGCTGGAATGTGAGATTGTCTTCGACGTAGTCCCATGTCCAACCGATGGACTGGCAGACGTGCGCTGCTAGTTCGTCGAGGTCGACGGACTTCTGGTCTCTTCCCCCGCTGCACCGCCGTCTTCCGCGGCCTTCATGCCAGACTGCGTCGCGATGACGGGTAGGGCGGTCAGCATCTCGTTCTGCGAGATCGGCAGGTCCGTGAACGCGTCGTAGGTCAGGCCGGGCGAGACCGGGGCCACCGCGGTGAACACGACGAGCGCCAGGTCGTCCATCGCCTCCGCGGTCATGCCGGTGCGCGACAGCGCCCTCAGGCGGCCGAACGCCGGGATCACGGTGCGGAGCTGCTTCCACACGAGGGGTTTCACGTCGTAGTTGACCCCGGCCAGCGTGACCTGGGGCAGTTGGGTTGCATCGTTCATGTGTTTAGGTTCCTTGCTACTGTCATCATGTTGTCTGGGCCGACGACCTCCACCTGGATGTCGCGGTATTCCGGCTCTTTGCTGAGGTTGAGTTTGGGCAGGACCTGCAGGCAGGTGATCTGGTAACGCCGGGCCGACTCGATGTCGGACGCGACGATCATGGGCAGCTGCCTGAGGAAGATGTAGTTCTTGATCTTGCGGAGCACGAAGGAGAAGACGCGCATGACCTCGTTCTCTGTGGTGTGGAACGCCTGCGCCACCTGCGGCACGGGCACGCCGTTGATGAGGTTCGAGAAGATGATCTTCTGGTTGTCTTGCACGCGTCTACTCCTCCGCTGGTTCCAATTGTCTGTCGCCGGGTGTTAGCTGGTGACCGGCACGCTGACGAGGCCGAGGTTGCCGGCCGAGTTCACGGTGCAGCTGAAGTCGAGCTCCGGCATGGAGAAGTCGCCGATCTTCGTGTCGTACGCCTTCAGGCCCTGCGGGATGCACGAGTAGAGGAGGAAGTTGGTCTCGAGGCTGTTGTAGGACGAGCCCATGACGCACTGGAAGGAGTTCGCCGCGCCCGCGCTCGCGTTGGACAGCAGGACGCTGGCACCGGAGGTCGACACGGTCGAGGTGTACGAGATGTTCACGCCGCCCGCGACCGCGGTGTCGGCCGCCGCGAAGGTGTAGACGCCGGCCGAGTACGAGTACTGGCCGACCGAAGGCGAGGACGCCACGTTGGTCATCACGATGCCCGTCGCGCCGTAGGTCACGCCGAGGTCCAGGACGAAGTTCGCGCTGTTCGTCACGGTGACCTGGTACGGCGTGCTCGGGATCGCGTGGTTCTCGGCCGGGTTGATGATCGTCTGGCCGGCGGTCATCAGCGAGTTGTTCGGGCCGCCGATGAAGTCGCGGATCTGGCGCGGCTGGTAGTCGGCGAACTTGAGCTTGCCCGTCACCTTCACCTGGCTGCGGCCGACGGCCACTGGGAAGATGTTCTGGCCGAAGAGCTCCTTGGTCGTCGCCTTGAGGTCGATCGACGCGGACTGCAGGATCTTGGGCTGCACCGGGGTGGGGTTGGTGTCGCCGTCGATCATGTAGGCGAAGCCGGAGTTGAAGACTAGTGCCGGGGGGTTGTTGGCGGTCATTTGGGGTTCTCCTTGTTGGGGTTGTCGTGTTCCGCTGGTCTGCTCACGCCCAGCGAGCGCTTCAGGTCGTCGCGCGCTATGCAGAGCGCGGCGTGTAGTGCCGAGCCCGGCAGCACCTGGTGGAAGTGCCTGTCGAACCAGGTGTCGATGGCCCGCTCGCGCGCGCGGCGCGCCTGCTCGCCCGCCCTCGCCATCCTGTCCATCACATGAACAGGACCTTGATCGGCACCACGGCGACGCCGTTGCCGTCGAAGTCGCCGGGGACCTTGACGACGTCGCCGTCGATGTAGCAGTTGGTGACCAGGCCGCCCAGCGTCTGCTGGCCGTTCGGCCCGGGCGCCAGGACTCCCCCACTGACGGGGTCGATCGCGTCGATCAGGTTGTTCAGCGCGGTCATCGGCACCACGTTCGGGTCCTGCCCGACGCTGATGAAGATGAACACGTCGACGTCCATCGTGCGGATGGCGGGCGTTATGTTCTTGCCCTTGGCGTGCTGCTCCTTGTGCTCGACCATGAACAGCGCGGGTTTGTCGAGCGGCCCCACCTGGTCGATGGTCTGCAGCCTGCGCGAGGACGTCACGTAGTTGCCCGAGGTGAGCAGCAGCGCGAAGAGCGCCGTCGCCACCTGTTCCCTCGTCGCTGTCGTCATAGCTTGGATCCCTCCTCGACTGCGTTCGTTATGCCCTCCACGATGTCGTCCCGCATGTCGGCGAGCGACGAGCGCATGAAGGAGCGCTCTGGGTAGTGGTACGTCACGTCGTGCGGCGCCCGCAGGTTCTTGCCCCAGGCCACCGACATCCGGCGGGTGAACGTCGCGCCGTACTCGTGTATCCGCCCGTACACCACGTCGCCCGACGAGTAGACCGTCCCGACGACGCCGGTGGCGGACGACTCGACAGTCTCCTGTATGCTGCGGCCGAGGTCGCCGGTCACCCGGTTGAGCACCTGGCCCAGGAGCTTGTCCTGGATCACGTGGTTGCGCAGCTTCTGCGCGAGCGTGTTTATCGCGACCTCCAGCCTCGCGCGCACGCGGTCGGGCAGGGAGTCGAGCCTCGCTAGTACCGCCGCGTCGTCTACCTGGACCGTGAACATCAGACGGGCAGGAACTTCCGGTAGCCGGAGAGCATCTGGTCGATGTGCTTCGGGATGGCGGACAGGTCGTAGGCGAACGTCTCGTTGCCCCCGACGGACTTGGACTTCTGGCCGATGCGCTGCTTGTAGCTGTAGCGCTCGCCCACCCACTCTATGACCGCCTCCTCGAGGCCGCCCGGGACGAAGCTGTAGCTTATGCGCACCGCGGCCCCGGCGTCGGACGCGTTGAACCCGTAGACCACCGTGCCGTCGGACCCGACGTTCACCGTGTACTGGCCGGCCGCCGGCGAGGACGCCACCGGCGCGAGCGCGGCGCCCGTCGAGGCGTAGGAGATGCCGTCGTCCTGGCACCACGAGCCCAGCGGGGGCTTCACCTTCACGAGGTAGTTGCCTGGGCTGACCGTCGCCGCCTGGGCGGACACGCAGTAGCCGGCCTGGTAGACGATCTGCACGTTGTTCTTGCCGCGCGCGAAGCCGTACCCGTTCAGGGTCAGCGACTGCGGCGCGCCGGAGCTGGTGCCGTCCCACGTCTCGAGCGTGTAGCCCGTCTGCCCGAAGGTGAGCGAGGACGGGACCACCTGGGGTCCGACCTGGAGCGACGTCACGCTGACCACGGGCCAGTTGCGGAGGGTCATGCGCTGGTTGCCCACGCCGTCGCGGAGCTCCGTGTACGTCGCCCTCGCGATCGAGGGGCGCTGGAGCTCGTTCAGGGCCGCCTGGCTGATCTGGGTGATGAGCCTGGAGAGGAGCGTGTCGTCGTTGTTCGTCGTCACGTTCAGCCAGTTCTTCACCGCGGGGAGCGAGGTCAGGTCCATGTTTTTCTCTCTGTGTTTTTAAGAGGCTGGGCGGCGGGACTCGAACCCGCGGCAGGCCTGTCTGCGCCCAGCTTTGTGCCCGGATTTTACCCGGGCGGTCGGTTAGCCGTTCGCGATGCCGCAGATCACGCCGAGGCAGAACGGTGCGTACACGGCGAGGACTTCCTCGGTGTAGACGCCGAACTGGTACTCGCGGGTCACGTCGGCCCACTCCTTGCTGTAGTAGTCGCGGCGCGTCAGGACCTCGGCGATGTTGGGCGTCGCGTTGGTCTTGAAGTACGGCGGCAGGGTCTTGGCGTAGCCGATCAGCGTGCCGGGCGGCAGCGTCGGGTGCACCATGATCGGGATCTTGCGACCGCCCGGGATGTACGGGTTGTGGTAGAACGAGATCACGCCGTAGCCCGTCACGTCGAAGCCGTCCGAGTCGCCGAGGACGCGGAGCAGGGGCGCGCTGGAGCCGTTCAGGACGCGCGCCGTGATGTTGGCGAGCTCCTGGGCGTTCACGTAGATCACGTCGACCGTCACCTTGTACTGGTTCCACATGTTGGCCAGCATCGCGTCGATCTCCTTGACGTTGCCGCTGCCGCCCGTGGTGAGCGTCGCGCCCGCCAGGTTGTTGACGTACGCGTTCTGCGGGCTCAGGCTCGTGTTGTTGAACGCCTGGGTCAGCAGCCCGTCGAAGCCGGTCACCTGGCCGGTGCCGCCGCCGAGGGTCCCGTTGTTGACCGAGAAGTCGCCCACCGTGAGGTTGGAGAGCAACTGGCCGGTCGTCTGGGGGGCCGCGGTGAAGGAGTAGCTGGGGACCGTGGTCACCGCCTGGAGGTACAGGGCGCTCGTCGAGGACGAGGTGCCGACGTACCACGCCCACGCCAGTTCGCCCGTCTTCGGGGTCACCGTGAAGGTGGCGGTGATGTTGGAGCTGGGGGCCGCCGTGGTCGTGGAGATGGCGGACGCCTGGCCGCAGCCGCGGTTGACGGTCATGGTCTTGGAGTCGAGGGTGGTGATGACCGACTGCTGGTTCACGCCCACCGTGTTGGAGACGGGGATCAGCGGGGTGTTGGTCGTCGAGTTCAGCCCGTTCGAGAGCACGAAGTCGCGGTAGCCCTCGTAGGTGAGGCCGATCGCGGCGGCGTAGAACGTGCCGGAGAACGAGCCCGTGCCCGTGGCGGAGCCGACAGGCTTGTTGGCCGTGCCCAGGATCAGGCTGAAGTTGCCGCCCAGGAGGGCGTCCTCTTCCTTGACCATCAGCGTCTCGAGCGCGAAGAAGTGGCCGGCGGCCAGCGCGTCCTCGAAGCCCTGCGAGGCGGACTCAGCCTCCCAGGTCACGTTGCCGTCCACGCCGAGCGAGGCGTAGGTGGCGGACGCGTTGAGGGCGTTGATGCTGAGCAGCGGGGCGCGCTGGCCCTCGTTCAGCCACGCGCAGGCGGGCGCGCCGCCGCGGGTGTAGGACGAGGAGGAGGCGATGATCGCCTTCCAGTGGGCCAGGGTGCCCGGGCTCGGGCGCTTGACGCGCGGGAGCGACTCGCGGATCGGCGAGAGCCACGGCACCAGGTGGAGCGACGGGCTGCGCAGGTCGTACGGCGTCAGGTTGCTGCCGGTGCTGATCGAGGCCTTGGCGAGCTGGTCCGCCGTGGCGGTGCCCTTCTGGACCGCCGCGCGGGCGGTCATCGCCTCCGCGTACGGCTTCAGCACGGCCTTCATAACCTCCATGCGGAGCTGCTTCGCCTGCGGGGTCTCGGACGCGACGAACACGCCGGTCTTCTCGATCTCGTTGGCGGAGACCTTGGGCCCCTCGAAGTCGAAGTCGTTGTACGCCTTCACGAGGCGGTCCGCGAGTTGCGGGTCCGTGTCATGGGGCAGCGCGTTCTTGTTCATCTTGGTCATAGTCGTTTCCTCTTCGTGTTGGGTTGTCCTTCGCCGGTTAGCGACGGTTGTTCATAAGGGCGCGGCTCTGCTCCGGCGAGAGTCCGTTCATCATAACAGGGGCCTCGACGGACCGTACCGGATCGGTCTCGTGGCCCTTCTTCACCGGCTTGCCGCCCGCGTCGGTCGCGTAGAGGGCGCCCTTCGCTGGGAGCGGCTGGTTCGCCAGGTCCTGCACCCGCTTGGTCAGCGCGGGGATCTGCCCCGCGAGCTGGTCGAGCGACTTCTGCAGCTCGCCCTGCGCGGCGGCCGACTTCTCGACGGCCTCCCTCAGGGCGGCGTTCTCTTCCTTCATCTT